GCAGGCGACAGAGCAGCCGATTGATACCAGTACAGCGGCCGGTAAGGCGTTTCTGGATATGCTGGGTGTCTTCGCCGAGTTTGAGACGAACCTCCGCGCAGAACGCCAGAAGGAGGGTGTCGCTAAAGCTAAAGCTGCTGGCGTCTATAAAGGCAGGCCCGGGAAGCTCGAAGAGAGATACCTGGAGAAGGCAAAGGCGCTATTCGCTGACGGTATGATTAGATCGCAGATCGCCCGCGAGCTTGGTATCGCCAGAGCTTCGGTATACAAGCTCCTCCCCATTGATAAGGCGGCCTGAATACTCAGGTACCAGAGTTTCTCATACTCCGGTACTTGTTCTTTCTCTTCCGTTCGCCGTCATTTAGAACTTGTCTTGCAGCGCACATTTTTTGGAACTCAAGGACTTCTGCGGGAAACATTTCTTCAAAGCTGATTACAGGCTCTGCACGCTCAGTAATTTTTACGATTACATGCTCACCGATCCCACCTATCTCCTCTGCTTCGATTAATCGTTCAGTCATAGTGCTCTCCTTTTACTGGTAAACCCCACTAATACCGTCATTTCCCGATATTTACCATCAGCCGTTATCAGCATTTCCTCTCCTCAGTGTTGTCTTTCCTGTCGACCACCACTACACTAATAGTACGCATATGCACTATTAGTAGGTGTATAGTACGCATTGTTCATTCTGGGTACTGTTAATTGGAGAATCACCGTTTACCAAATTATAGAGCGATGTCCCCGCGATCTGGTGCCGTATAGCGCGAATGCACGCACGCATAGCCCGGCTCAGATTTCGCAAATCGCAAGTTCGATAAAAGAGTACGGATTCACCAACCCGGTGCTGGTCGACGCCAATAGCGGCGTGATCGCAGGTCATGGTCGCCTCCTGGCCGCCAAGGAGCTGGGACTCGATACAGTGCCCACCCTATGCCTGGGTGATCTCACCGAGACCCAAAAGAAAGCTTATATCATCGCCGACAACCGGATCGCCCTGAATGCAGACTGGGATATGGGTCTCCTGCAGCAGGAGGTTATGAATCTCCAGGCGCTGGAGTTTGACCTTGACCTGCTTTTCTTCGAACAAGCCGAGATTGATAAGCTTCTGGGTACCGGTAAGGGCCTGGTCGACGAAGACGCGGCCCCCACGCCCCCTGAAACCGCTGTCAGCGAGCTAGGCGACCTCTGGGTATTAGGAGGCCACCGGGTTTTATGCGGCGACAGTACCGACACGGCCGCGCTAGCGAGCTTGATGGGTGATGATCGCGCTGACCTTATTTTTACCGATCCCCCTTACGGCATGGAGTACGGGGGTGGCCGAGCGGCCGGATCTACGGAGAAGGGCGCACGCGTAAAAGCGCATGGCCCCATCCTGGGTGACAACTTGCAAGGCGACAGCCTTGTCGGACTCATCCAGACCGCGCTCTCTACCGCTCGAGAGGTCACGAAGGGCGGTGCGGGGGCCTATGTATGTTTCACATGGCGCACGTATGCGCAGTTTCAGGCCGCGCTTGAAGATTTTGACGTCAAGGCATGCATCGTCTGGGATAAACAATCCATCGGTCTCGGTCAATCCAAGTATCGTCCCCAGCACGAGTTTATTTTTTACTGCGACGGCCCCTGGTATGGCGACAAGGCACAGTCGGACGTGTGGAAGATGTCGCGGGGTGCCACTGGGGAATACGTCCATCCCACGCAAAAGCCGGTAGAGCTTATTGAGCGCGCACTGGGTAACTCCAGCAAGCGCGGGGATATCATCCTCGACAGCTTCGGCGGCTCAGGTTCCACGCTCATCGCCTGCGAAAAAACGAGCCGGTCAGCACGACTGGTGGAATTAGACCCCAAATATGTCGACGTCATTGTTCAACGCTGGCAAACCTATACCGGACTGGGTGCCCTGAACTCTGACGGCGAGACATTTGACCAGGTTAAAACGATGAGGGACTAGCTATGGTTTACCCTACAAAAAAAGTAGTCACGGAAGACATGTATGACAAGGTGCAGCAACTCGCCAGTACAGGATTAAATACCGCACAGATCGGCGCGATGTTAGGTATGTCCCGCAGAACGATGTACGAGAGACTCAGGGAAGACCCGCGATTGAAAGCGGCCCGAGACGAGGGGCGTTCTAAGTCCGTGGCAATGGTTGTCAATCGGCTCTTTGCCAAGTGCATGGAAGGCGATTATTCAGCGATGCAGTTTTTCCTGCGCAATATCTGCCCGGAAGACTGGGGCGATATGAGAAAACTGGCCGTGGAGGCGATTAATACCGCGCCGACGTTAGACCTGAGTAATGTATCTGCTGAAGCCCTGATGGAACTCGCGCAGGCCCCTCCAGTCGACCATGATGATGACGAAGCCGCTTGACCCTGAACTCAGTATCGGGATTGAGCGCGAGGTATGCACTCGAGGTCTGGCTTATTTTGTCAAACTGGCATGGCCAACGCTAGAGCCTGAAAACCCCTATGTCCACGGCTGGCACATCGATGCAGCGTGTGAACACTTGGAAGCGGTTACAGCAGGCGAGATAAATCGGCTTCTTATCAATGTGCCCCCCGGTACCATGAAAAGCCTCCTTGTTAACGTGTTATGGCCCTCATGGGAGTGGGGGCCTAAAGCACTCTCATCCCTGCGTTATGTGGCCGCCTCTCACGCACAGGACTTATCGATCAGGGACAACCTGAAAATGCGCCGTCTGGTGGAGTCACCCTGGTATCAGACGCGCTGGCCGACACCGTTGTCCCAGGATCAAAACGCCAAAACCAAATTTGAAAATATGAAGACCGGATTTCGGCAAGCGTGTGCGATCTCATCGATGACCGGTAATAGGGGTGATCGCGTTATCCTGGACGACCCCCATACCGTTGAAGCCGCCCTGTCAGATGCTTCACGTGAAACCGCACTGCGTGTCTTCACTGAAACGGTACCCACGCGCCTGAATAACCCAGAGCACTCGGCCATTATTGTTGTGATGCAGCGCCTGCATGAGGAAGATGTATCCGGTTATATCCTCGCCCACGATCTTGAATATGAACACCTGATGCTCCCGATGGAATTTGAGGAGGAGCGCCGCTGCACCACCTCTATCGGTTTCACTGATCCACGCACCTTCGATGGTCAGCTGCTATTCCCTGAACGCTTCCCTGAGTCTGTTGTCGAGCGCGACAAGATAGCGATGGGGCCTCTTGCGGCCGCAGGACAGCTTCAACAACGTCCAGCACCACGTACAGGTGGCTTTTTTGAGTGGGAGCAGTTCGAAATCGTTGAAAAAGTGCCGGAAATGAAACACCTCATCCGTTACTGGGATAAAGCAGGCACAAAGGATGGTGGTGCTTATACGGCAGGTGTCCTTCTGGGCGTGGGTAAAGAGCCTGACAGTCCTTTTTACGTGTTGGACGTGGTACGAGGCCAGTGGGAAGCACCTAAGCGCGAGAAGATTATCAAAGCCACGGCCGAACGCGATACCCGTAAAGTCAAAATATGGATCGAACAGGAGCCGGGGAGTGGCGGTAAGGAATCAGCACAGTCAACGATCCGTAACCTGGCCGGATTTATCATCAAGGCAGAGACGCCCACGGGTGAGAAAGCTGTCCGCGCGGAACCGTATTCCGTCCAGGTAGATGCCTCCAATATCAAATTATTACGCTCGCCCTGGGTGCAGGATTTTATCAATGAACACAAAACATTTCCGCGCGGTAAATATAAGGATCAGGTGGATGCTGTCTCAGGTGCGTTTAATAAGTTGGTCGACCCCGGCCGTGTGGTTCGGGTGTCTATAGTCAGATGATCCCTTCCCTGCAATCGAAAAATGATGCCCAGATGACAAATGTAGCCACGCTCATTTTAACCGCAGCAATGGTGGTGTCCTTATGGAATCCCAACCCCTGGCTGTCGGTGATAGCTTCGGTGGGCCTCGGTTTTGTCCTCGCATATTTATTAGCAGTCGGATGGTTCCTTGATGCATGCAACAAAGAGAACAACAGTCGCGCTGACACGATGATGACGTTCGCCACCTGTTGTCAATTCGCACACGTCCTATCGGCGTTGGCGGTTCTGGTTTTATTCGCTTCACTATAGGTGTCTTATGCTCGCTGACCCACGACTCGCAGTCAAAACAAACACGGCACCTGAGCGCAAGTCAGCCCAGTTACCTTATCTCTCTTTCAACGACTATCTGGCAAACGGCGACAATAGCGACCTGGCTGATTTCGTGGCTATCCAGATGTATATGGACGCGATGCCGTTTTTTAACGCTGTCGACATACGCGCGCGCAATTTTGCGGCCATACCGATTCGTGTGTGGGATAAAAGTGAAGACATATTCCTTGATGACCACCCTGTACTCGACCTATTGGAGCAACCAAATGCCGATGTGACGCGCCTGGAATTCATGTATCAATTCGCCAGTTATTTCGATATCACCGGCGACACATTTCTGTTTGCCGGTGGAAGGGTGCAAAACCCACCGCTCGAATTAGCGACAGTACCTCCTCAGAGAACCACCTTCGGTTTTGGCAACCGGTTTGGCATTCTGCATGTGCCCGATACCATCACCGTGACGACGGTGGGTCAGGGTTCTTCCATATTTGCCGCAACCGAAGTGGATGGCATGGTTCGCTTTTACGATGGTGAGGACCGTGAACTCTGGCACACACGACAGTTTAACCCCCTACGCTCTGCCGCTAACTTCCGTGGCATGAGCCGCGCAAAGCCTCTGTATTTAGAGATACAGCAATACCTGAGTGGCAACAATACGAACTGGTCGCAACTCAAGCGTGGTACTCGCGTATCAATGGCCTGGGTAAACAACAGAGGGGAGGCGCTGACGGAAGAGCAATGGGACCGCATGCAGGAGGAGGCGCAGAAATATTCTGGCGATATGAATGCGGGTGGCACACCTATCCTTGATGGTA